GAGGAGTCTCCCACTCTGTTAGAAGTCCTTGACAGACTCCTACAGTGCTGGCTAATGTTTGCCACGGCAACTTAGTTAGAGGGAGCGTGCTACGACTCATTTAGTAATAAGTGAGCACGTCCTGAGGATAGTCCTTACGGACGAATCCTAATCGCTACCTCCGTCATTGTAGCTGAGTCCCCACGGCGGGTGTGGGTTCCCAATTGAGAAGACCTTCCTCTTCGAGGACGTGGTCGGGTTTTAGAGCCCGATCTAGGATCATCCATCCGAAAACGAATCGAATGGAGGACTGATCTTTTGGTGCAGGCGTCTCGATAGCAATATCGGGGCGACCGATACCCACTAGCGGTGCCTTCTGGGTTGAAACGCGTAACGGGAAAAAGCGGATTCATGGGTTGGGAGTTGGACTTCGGTCCTGAAACCACCGGTGATGAGGCGGGGTCTCGCGAAACGTTCCTTCAGTGGAAGGCATACGCTTCTTGGTACCATAAGTACCACCTCGTACCCACGAGCGCCTGCGGCCCGTTAGGCGGGGGGAGGACTGCGGCTTGAGCAAAGCAGTGGTCTTCTTCCCGTTTAATGGAAACCGGAGAAGGGGTCACTAACTTTCATATGAACAAACTATTATCACTCTTAGCGTTTAACCGCAAAGGTGCCATAGGAGTTCGAAAGTTACCCTCTTGGCGACCAGACTTAAAAGTCTGGCATAGACTGCTAGCTCCCTTAATCGGGATAACTAGGTTTTCTATGGGGAAAGTGACAAAAGACCTTATTAAGTGCCTTGCCCATTTTTGCCGTTTCTGTCACCAGATAAACCGAACGCAAGGAGTGAAAGGGTTGTGCTTGCTCTTGAAGACCTCTCAGGTCTGCTTGATGCAGTCACTTCCCGGCTCCTTGTTGAAGGCTGGAGGCCGTGAGATCGGAAAAGTTGCCGTTGCGCGTAGCAGAGACGGACTGCCTCGGTTCATTCCGAAGCAGCACCGAGCCGCCATTCGCCGCGGTGATCTGATGATCACTCGGTTATGGTTAACTCTGCTTGGGTTATACAGAATCTTGGAATTCCGAGGTTCGCCCAAGTTGACAACTATTACAGATCCCGGTAAGCCTATTTCCCGTCCGGTTCTGTCCATGATCACGCGATTCATTCGCCGGAGATTTGCTCCCATGTTCAAAGAACTAACGGGGAATGATCTTGCCGGCCTGAACCCGCGAGACCAGAAACCCAAAGCTTTACCGCTCTCAACCTCGGGATCCAATACGCACTTTGGAATAAGTTCGTTTGGATACCGAGCTGAGGCTGCCTTTGCCTGGAAAGCAGGCCTATGGGGAAACACCTTGTGGGAGTTCCTTGTATCCATTGGCGCTGTTAATCACAGCAATGCCTTTTGGTACTTCCTGGAGGAGCACGCTCGGGATAATTTCCATGGGAAAGCAGGGCCAAGCGGCCGTTTATCCTTCAAGGATGAACCAGCTGGTAAAGTCCGGGTTTTTGCGATTGTCGACTACTGGACGCAGTGTGCACTGAAGCCGTTGCATGATTTAATCATGGACCTTCTTGCGGAAATTCCGCAGGATGGGACGTTTGACCAGGCGAAGCCTGTAAAGACCCTCTTATCGAGGATTCCGAAAGGAATGTCCTTATGGTCCCTTGATTTATCATCAGCGACTGATCGGTGCCCACTGACGATCCAGAAGTTGATCGTCGGTGTGATGTTCGGAGAGCAATACGCTACGGCGTGGGGGCGACTGTTGGTAGACCGACCGTATCGCGTTCCGGGCCAGCGAAAGCGGGTCCGTTATGCGAGAGGTCAGCCGATGGGCGCTTACTCGTCGTGGGCAGTATTCTCTCTGACACATCACATGATCTTGCAGTGTGCAGCGTGGCTTAGTGGTCATTCGGGTTGGTACCCGCACTACGCGTTACTTGGTGATGACATAGTCATCGGCGGCCGCGAGGTTGCAGCCAAGTATCGGAGTATTTGTAAGTGGTTGGATATGGACATTGGCATAGCCAAGTCCCTCGCTAGTTCTAAAAAGACTTGCGAGTTCGCAAAGCGAGTGTATCTTGATGGGGTGGACGTATCCGGTTTCCCTTGGAAACTGTGGAGTGTGTCGCGCAGATCCTTAAGCGCGGCCGTCGCAGTAGTACAACGAGCGACCGGTATCAAGTCCCACAAAACAACCGCCTCACAAATACTTCTTGCGTTCGGTGCGGGGATGCGACAGGTCTCTAAAAGCGGGTACACGTGGGAGTCAATCTCACGTCGATCCCGTTCCCTTCTAGTCCTGTTGTCGCACCCGAATACCCAGACTGGTCTCTCAAGACCAACTTGGCTAGATTGGCTCGTAGCCAAAGGCCCTGCATTACCTGTCCGATATGGACCGGGTGTCCTTTCGTGGTTCTCGCCTTGGGCAACGGGTCTCATTAATGAGTACCTGAATCCCTTGCGCGAGGTCGCGGATCGCATCCATTCTAAACTCTTCTTTGAGACTGATCGTCCCATCGATTGGTCTGACTGGAGAAAGTACCTTGAGTTGGTTAAGGCGGGTTTCAAGGAAGAGCGCCACCGACCCCTCGGTGGTGAGCCGATCCCGGAACCTTTCTTTCCGCGTCCCAAGGGGGACTTAGGTCCTTCTTCCGCGAACCCACTTTCGGTACCGGATGGGGCATGCAGAGTTATTAACTCCGATATCAATTCCAAGTTGATTCTCTTGGAGGACTCTCTGGATAAGTCGGAAGCCTCCCTTAAGCATTTGCAAAAGCTCGGCATCAAACTCCGGGCCGATCAGGCCAGTAACGTATTCACGCAAGTGGTACGTCTGCTGGAAGATCGTGTCGCCGCTATCCCTCGGTTTCCCGAGGAACTTCTAATCTCACGAAAAGAAGGAGCGGAGGACAGACAACCGATGTTATCGGTTGTTGCGCTGTGGGAGCGATGGCGAGCTTTGGCAGAGCGTTCTCAGGTTCCTGAGTCGAAAGACAAGGCGCCAAAACCTTCAACTAGTGCGTAGCATCTAGTGTTAGACATAGATGTCTGGGGGCCTCCAGGGGCCATTCCCGATCTGAGAAATCAGTGGGAAGAGGTTAAATTCCTCGGAGTGGTTGTTGGCGGTCTTCGGACTCCCTGTGTCTCTCACGACGGTGCGCCGCACTCTCTCGAGCAGGGTCGCTCCCGGTAGTGAGAGGGGAGACTGTTCCGGTCTTAGTTGGTGGCAATGGAGGAGCCTGCGGATGCCCTGCAAAGTGCTTTAGCACCTTGTAAGGAATGGGGTCCCAAATTGATAACTTGGGACCTTGTCGGAAGACAAACGTCACTTCCCACTAAACTTCTTACCTGAAGGTGTAAACCTCTGGTTTTGAAGTAATTAGGAGAGAG